CCCGCCGCGTAGTGACTAGAACTCACTAATATTTCAAGGAGAAACAAATGGGACGCCCTCTAAAAATCGCAAAGGCTCAAGCAGTCTTAACAATTACTGATACAGCAGCAACAGGCAGTATCGTCACAGTATCAGGTGGAAATTTAACTACAAGCCCTACAGTAGGTGTATATAACGGTATGTCATTTATAGTTGCTACTACCGTTGGTGGATTAACAGCTAACACAATTTACTATGTAAATAATATATTATCAAATACTACATTTGATGTATCACAAACTCAATTAAGTGTACAACCACAAGTAATACAAACATTGACAGACACAACAGGTCAATCAGTTAAAGTATCATTTAATGTTGTAGATGCATATTTCAATAATCCAACAGCAGGTGCCGGTTTCCCAGCAACAAATGCTAACACATACAGTGTAGTTGGTGGTAATACAGCAATCATTGGTAAACAAGTATTAGCACAAGTTGCTATTGGTATCAATGGAACAGGTACACTTTACGGTGATACAGGTAACTTGAATGTATATGGATCTGGAACAGACTTTGCTAACACATTATCTGTTGGTTCTGCTATTCAAGTTGCTTCTGCAAATATTAACGGTGGTACTGATTATACAACAGTAGGTTTTGTTGGCACTAACACTGGCTATGTTACTGTTGCAGTTGCTAATACAAATGCTACAGGTAACGTAATTGGTACATCAGGTAATGCACAAACATTATTTGTTGGTGCACCAGTTATATTCAGTGCAAATACAGGTGGTTTGGTTGCAAATTATCAGTACTTTGTTAAAACTATTGCTAACGCAGCCGCATTTACAGTATCCGATGAACAATACGGTTCCCCAAAAGGACTTACAACTGGTAGTACAACTGCAAACGCTAGAATTGATGTAACTGTGTTGGTTGCAACGCCTACTGCAAACTTTACAAATGCTTCATTTGTTTATGCTAATGATGAAGCAGGTTATATTGTTCGTCAAAAGGGCAAACAAAAGTACCTAGTAACAGGAACAGTAACTGGTTTAACAGCACAATGTTTTACAGCAAACGTAGCAAACACCGCATTAACACCAAACTCAATGCGTATCCTTGCTACATACGCTAACAGTTCTACTCAAACAGTTCAAAGCCTTTCTGATCACACTGGTGAGTTGTTTACTACTACTTCAGGTCCTATTGCTACAGGTAACATCGTGTTTCAAAATGCTGCTCCAGTATTCGCAACATTTAACTCAGCAGCAGCAGCAAATGCGACCGCTGGTCAACCGTATGAATTAGTTACTATAGCAAGCGCATAATATGGCAACTGCGTCAAATAAGGTTAACAAAATGCAACCTGAAACTGAAATTGCGGTACTTCAGATCCAAGTTAAGAACCTTGAAGAAAAAATCGGGGAACTTAAAGTGGATCTGAAAGCACTACATGATATGATTGAAGCCAACGCAGAAGAAACTAGAAAAATGCTAAAATCTATGCGTGAGCAGGATGTCAAAGAACACACTGAGTTAGCTGGCAAGATTTCAGTATTAGAGAAATGGCGATGGATGATGATGGGGGCCGGTATAATAATCGGCTCAATGGGTTTTCCCACAGTGTCAGCACTGCTAAAATAAAAAAAAGAGACCTAGGTCTCTTTTTTTGTAAGTGTCGTTAGCTTATCCTGTACTACATCAAAGTTTACTGTACTAAATAATCCAGGATGTAATGGCTTAGGATATTGATTGTCACCTACCCAAGCATACCCACAATGTTCTTCATTTAATACGGGAACAAATTCATCAAATACTTCACAAAAGAATGTATGATATGTGAATGTGTGATTGATAAATTTTTGTATAGGTATTAATTTCGCATTATTTGGAAACATTCCTATTTCTTCTTGGCATTCTCTAGCAATACCCTCAAATAGAGTTTCATTATCTTCTATTTTACCGCCCGGTATTCCCCAGTTTCCTGGGTTTTTATTATCTGTTCTTAGTAGATAAAGGTAGCGATTTGTTTTATTGCTATAAAAGAAAACGCCTGCGGATGTATTGCTCATACTATGATTTATCACAGTATTAGATGACGATAGAATAATCCCCTTGATCATACCATCCTTCGTATGATTTCATCCAAGTATCATCTACAAAACGATATTGAACGTTTGTAGTAAGATTGGTCACATATTCTAATGTAGTATGAGTTGCCGCGGTGCTATCAAAACTTACAAACCATTGACCAGTACTTGAATTATATTGAATAATGTCATTAGCATGTGCAACTACAGTTCCCCATGATACTGTACTTTCTCCCGGAGCACCTATATTATCTACTAGTAGATATCTACGTCCGTTGATTGGCCCTGGCAAACCTGCGTTTGGCCCTGTCAATTGAGGATTGATTACCCCATCAACTGGATCCAATGTATTTTGTGGCAATGTGTCTGGATCAATGTTATAGATTAATAATCTGTCATCATTTGGATTAGGTACAATAGTACCTACAATGTCAGTACCCAAGTATGGATTTTGTAGCCATATTTGACTAATACCCGGTTTAACAGTTCCGTATACATTTAATACACTTGACCAATATATATCTGTATTGGGATTTGGCGGCAAATCTAAATTATTATTGCCGGGGTAAAACGCAATTGCCTGCGGTAATATTTGTAACGTATTCCCAATCAATAATACTTTATATCCGTAAGGTGTAATTTTCTGTCGTGTGCCTAACAATAAATCATCATCTTGTATGTCAGTTAATGCGTTACCTTTAAAGATAGATGCAATGATTTTCTCAACAACTCCCATCTTCTTAAGTTTGGCTGCTGTGCTAATCCATATTGGCATAGAAAATTTCCAACTCATAACATCAATTGGATTTCCTGTACCTACTGGTATACTACGACTACTAAACGTTAATCCTTCTTGGTATACAACACTCAATGATGTCCAGTCAATAAAGTTATCAGTACTTTGTATTTCTAGTGCTGGATTGAATAATGTGCCTAATTGTTCAATCAATTGAAGTTTTTGATTGTAATTAGTAGTCCAAAAATCTACTGTGATCTTTAGGGTATACGGTACAGGCATTAACCTTTCAATAGTAAATGCTTGACCCTGTGTAGTTTCATACTGTCCTGTCTCAGAGTTATATGCTCTTTGTCTTACATTTATTTTATCTACAAAGGTAGGATCTTGCGTCCACTTTTGATTATATTCTAATCCTCCAATATAATATGTAATTAGTGGTGCGCTTGGTAAATTACTTGCGCTATTATTGGCAATGATAGTTGCTGCTTGCCTACTGCTATCACCATACATAACAGGGACACGAACTAATATTTCATTGCCTGCCGGGTCTTTACCTTTTGTAACTTGCCAGTTACTAAATATTTTCGCAAATTGAATTAAGAATCTGCGTATCTGATTGTCATAGAAAAAATCTGCCATTATATACTCTTTAAATTACTGGTGGAAATGCGTCTGGTTTTAATGCTAATATAGTTGACAACCCTTGCTTCTCTGGTACATAGGTTCCGTCTGTAAGTTTTGTTTGCCCTCTATCGTTAATGAATCCAGATAACAATGACCCATCAGCTTGATCAAATCCAGTGCCCGTTCTTACACTAGATGATATTCTAACCCACATTCTACCGTCCCAGCGATATAGTAATTGTGGGAAGTAATCAATGCGTAAGAAGTAATCTCCAACTTGTGGATTTTGTGGGAAACTTATTCCAGCGCCGGAAAGCATTGCTCCATCTAACCCTACATTTCCCAATGGGAATCCGTTTGGTGGAGTGCCGTCACCTGTCATATAGCCACCACTATAGCCAAAACTACGTGGACTACTACGTGCTATAAATTGAAATGCTGGATCACAATCTGCTCTCCAATCCATTGATTGACTAATAGTACCAGTAAAGCCTGGTAATTCAGGATTAGCATCAGCAGTGGCATATGTATTATCAGCAGTACCGTATGGTCCTGTTATTGTTCCACTGCTAACCACAGTTAATATTGTATCACCTCTAACAGGTCCTGAATTAGTGTCTGATCTTTCCGGTGATAATGTTATTGTTTCTAAGTGAGTTGTATGAAAAACGTCTAACTTGTCATAACCCATATCAGCAGTCATATCCCAAATACTTTTTATCGCTGCCTTGGGTATCTTGATTACTGGACTAGGATTTCTAAACTTGGGACTACGTAGCATCATTACTGTGCCGGTTGTAGAAGGATTAGGTGCCCCGCCATCTGTATTAACATTGATAGGTGGTGCGGGATTATTAACTGCCCTGGATAGAACTCCGTTACTTGAATACTCCCCGTATGTAGGCACAATATAGAAATTATTGCTATTGTATCCTGAGTTAGGCAAAAGACGTTCTGCTTCAACAAGCGCCGCATTATTAATTTCAATATTCTTATTATAAGTAGCAAGAATATCTTTAAGGTTATCTGCTGTATCTAATTGCCAATATGTAGGATCAGGGGGATATATCCCTGCAGGAACATCAATCAATGCTTTATAATTCTTATCACCATATGTAATTACATATCCGGCTGGATATGGTTTAGTTTTATCCCATATACCAAGATATGTGTCTTGGTCAATAGGAGCACTTAGTATCTGACTAAATTCTTCACTATCAACCAATGGTTCACATTTAATACGCCATAAGTGAGGGAACCAAGTTGGACTAAAACCTTCGCTAGCATAGTTAGCATCAGTAATCTGCATAAAACGTTTCAATGCTGTTGGGATTGTTTCTTTCAACGGATTATAATCTAATAAGTGAGGCAACTCTATTACATCCCCTACCATCAATTTTCTACCAATCAATTGGATCATGTCATTGTAGTGAACAGTAATAAAAATGATATCGTTATTTAAGAACAATCCAAACTGACTTAAATCAAAATCTAAATTCTGTACATTATAATGTCCACGTAAACGGTAGATATTTGGATCATATGATCTATCACGATTTTCCAAGAATAATAAGTCTTGTATATTAGTTGGATTTAATACATCGTATTCAGGTTGAGTAGCATCAATGGATGGACCTTGATTTGTAGGACCCATATACTTATGTACATACAAATCCGTGGAACCTGCGGTGAACTGTTCTGATATTATCTTATCAAAAAAGTTATAATCATTAGTTTTATTGGGACGCCAAAGTGAAAGCCGGGGCATAATTAACCTACCTTATTACTTATTTATCGTAAATACAGACGACGGCGTATTACCAAAAACTTGACACTAAATGGTTCTTGTGCTATAATACGTATTCAATTGAAACTTTGGAGTAATTCATGGCTACACGTAAGCAAACAGATGACCATTTTGTCAAAGCACTAAACCCTAGGGACGCTGACACAAAATATATGGGTGAAGAACCATTCTTCCCGACCCAGCCCGAACCCGAAGCAAGATTTTCAGCACTTGCTAGAAGTTTTACATGGTATACCCGATTCTATACTAAAAAAGACGCAAAAGAACTATTGTGTCAATATCTGGATTACAATAAACGAACTGATGAAGCTAAACAAATTCGTAAGGTCCATGAAAGCGAATTTATTATTACATTGTGCTGGGTAGCACGTATGACAATGCGCGGTTTGGAATTGACTGAGCATGAAGAACTTACATTACAAAATGATATTGGACGACTTGTCAAATCATTGACGGAAACAGAGGTAAAAACTAGTGCGACTAGTATTGTAAAAGAAGAAGTGGTTGCCGCACGCCCTAACATTCAGGAAATTCTGAAAGAAAAGGCACGAGATGCCGCGGGTGAAATGGAAGGGATGATTGACGATTTTGTTACTAAAGGCAAAGCGTCGGAAAAGACAGTTGATATTGTTGCAAAATACAATGTCATGCCACAGCATATCCCAATCATCGTTGAAATCTGGAAGCGTAAGCAAGATGAATTCCAACGCCTAAGTGACGGTGACGAGTCTCTAAAAGAGGGCTATGCATTCTTAGGTAAGATTCAGATTCGTAGCATTCTCAAATTCATTGAAGGTGTGCTAGGTGACTTGAACAGTTACATTAGCATTAAGAAAGCAAGCAAGGCTCCACGTAAGCGCAAAGCAGTTCCTGTTGAGAAGATTGTTGCTAAACTGAAATACTTGAAGTTGTTCAAAGATGTTCAAGCTAAACTTGATTTAGTTAGTGTACATCCTACAAAACTTCACGGAGCAAGTGAAGCGTGGGTTTATGATACTGGTAAGCGTAAATTACATCACTACATTGCTGACGATTATAGCAAGGTGTTTAGTATTAAGGGTAACACCTTGCTAGGGTTTGATGCCAATACTAGTGAGATGAAAACATTACGTAAGCCCGGTGAGCAAATCAAAGAAGTGATGGGGAGCAAGCCCGCGGCACGTAAGTATTTCAAAGATATTAAAGCAGTCGGAGCAGTCCCAAATGGCAGATTCAACGAATCTATGATTATTTTGAAAGCATTTTAAAATGAACAGACAAGAGGTACAACAACGAATGACGGAGATCATGGTTATGATTGACCAGTCAATAGCAATGACTGATGACAGAAATGAAATATTGATGTTAGCCTGTGCCATGATGCAGAGGGCTAAAGAGATATTGGAAGCTGAATTGGGTGTAGCAGGAAGAAAAGAAATGTTTAAAGATTACGTATAATGTATGAATTCATAAAGGCATTTGAAGATTCATGGGAAAAGATATACGAAGAATATCTTGGTATAAAAAATAACATGAAAGATTGGCCTGAATATAACATTTATAATAATGGGTGGGAAGTGCACGGGATATTCAATTGGCCAAACGGTGAAGAAAAGAAAAATCATAATTGTCCCTTCACCGCTAATCTAATAAACGAAGTTTTTCCCAATGGTCACGGTACTGCGGGATTTAGTAGATTAAAACCTAACACTATAATATACCCTCATTTTGGTCATAAGGGTAATTTTTTAAGAGCACATTTGGGCTTAGAAGTTCCCGAGGGCGATTGTGCTTTAGAAGTTGAGGATAGAACTATTATTTGGGAAGTTGGTAAAATGGTAATTTTTGACGATAGAAAAATACACAATGCTTGGAACCGTACCAACAAAGAGCGAGTTGTACTCTTGTTGGATTTTTATGAATAAAGGAGTTAGTATGACAGATAAATTTTTTATATGGTTTGATCGTAACCGTAAAACGATTGGATATACAGTTGCTGGTTTGAATATTTTAGGCGGGTTAAGTTTACTTTTTGGTGGACAACTAACAAATGGCTGGCTACAGATTTTTCTAGGGGGTGTCATTGCAATTGACACCGCAACAACACCATGAATATTGATTTAAACAAATACAAAGATTTTGTAGAAGCCGTTACAAGTCAAGCTAGTAATGACTTGACTACATTCCATGATACAATAGACCGTTTAGATGCCAACTACGAGTTAATTGACGGTGAAATGAAACATGGACCGGATGTTAATATTCCATTACTAATTACAGCATGTTTTGGATTAGCAGCAGAAAGTGGTGAGTTTATTGAAGTGCCCAAAAAGATCATTTTTCAAGGTAAAGCATTGACTGACGATAATGTTTTTCATATGAAGCGTGAACTCGGTGACATTATGTGGTACTGGATTAATGCATGTCGTGCATTGAATCTTGACCCTAATGATGTGATTGCTGAGAATATTCGTAAACTAGAATCACGCTATCCCGGTGGAAAGTTTGACGCATTTTACAGCGAAAATCGTAAAGACGGCGACTTGTAATACACGAACCATAGTGTTACCTGATAAATAGTATTATTAGGTAACTCTTATGTCAACATATCCAACCGCTTCTGTTCTTTCAACTCCAACTGGGTTAACTTTATCAGAATTAAAAGAGGGATTATTCAGTAATCTTAGATATCGTCTTGGCGACGGGATGATTGATATTGAATTGGATCCTCAACATTACGAAGCAGCATACAACTACGCTATCAAGGTCTATCGTCAACGGGCACAAGCCGCTACGGAAGAATCTTATATTCTAATGACCATTGAAAAGAATGTAGATACTTATACTCTTCCTGCTGAGTTTATCAATGTAAGAAGTATTTTCCGTAGAACAATTGGACTAGAAACTGGCCCGTCAAGCAGCAGTTTTGATCCGTTCAGTAGTGCTATTCTGAATACATATTTGCTTAACTATAACTATGCAGGTGGTATGGCAACATATGACTTTTATGCAGGTTATGTTGAGTTAGCAGCACGTATGTTCGGTGGTTATGTAACATACACATTCAACCCAGTATCTAAAATATTGCGTATTGTTCGTGATCCAAAAGGATCTGGTGAGCGTGTATTAATATGGGCTGATGTACAAAAGACAGAAGAAATATTACTACAAGACCCTGGTGCTGGTGTTTGGATTGGTGACTTTATCTTAGCTAACCTTAAAGTTATGATCGGCGAAGCCCGTGAGAAATTTGGAACTATTGCTGGTCCCGGTGGCGGCACAACATTGAACGGTACTGCTATGAAAGCAGAAGGCAAAGCAGCGATGGAATTATTGATTGAAGAATTGAAGAAGTATGTAGATTATTCCCAGCCCTTGACGTGGGTTCAAGGTTAACCTAAATGCTTTCTATTGTCTTGTTCCTGTAATATAATAAGTACTTATAGGAGCATTGTATGATTATAGGTATCACTGGTTTAATTGGTTCAGGCAAAGATACAATTGCTGACTATCTTACTACACATCATGGGTTTAAACGAATCAGTTTTGCATCCAGTCTTAAAGATGCGATAGCAGTAATCTTTGGGTGGAACCGTGAATACCTAGAAGGCACTACTAAAGCCAGCCGTGTATGGCGTGAACAGAAAGACGAGTGGTGGAGCAATCGTTTGGGTATGGACATTACCCCACGATGGATACTACAATATTGGGGAACAGATGTATGCCGCAATCACTTTCACAATGATATCTGGGTAGCAAGCGTAGAACACAAACTATTAAACTCTAATGAAGATATTGTAATTACTGATTGTAGATTTGCCAATGAGGTAAATGCTATTAGAAATATAGGTGGTATAGCAATTAGAGTAAAGCGCGGCCCTGATCCTGAATGGTATGATTCAGCAGTAGCATATAACAGAGGTCCAAATGGTAATTCAACGTGGGCTATAGGTAAGAGGAAGTTAGACAACCTACATATTCATGCCAGCGAATACAGTAGTGTAGGGTTAGACTATGACCATATAGTAGATAACAACGGAACCATTGATGAGTTACACAACACTGTGTATAGTATTATTAATAGTCAATCTGTAGATCACCGCGCCGCCAAGTAACTTCTTTCTTTTTGACAACTTCTACGCAGTTTAAGCAAATACTGCGTAGATTAGTTTGTTCAATATGTTCTAAGTTTCCATCAACATGAAACACAGTTATTTGTGTTGTGAATAGACTTTTAAAGCCACATAAATCGCATGTGGCTTTTTTCTTGTATCCACTTTTAGTCCAGTTAGCAGTTCTGGCTTTCAGTTTATTTTTCTTCCTGCCACACTCATCACATGTACTTCTATAATGTGTAACACCGTCACGCTTATAATTTATAGCGGTATGATTTTTATTACATTTTGTACAGATAGGGCGTTGATTGAGCATATATTATTTAGTAGCAGAACCTTCGAAGGTACGGTAATACCGACTTTTTTCAATTTATTAATAAATAATAGTATGCAATCAGGTTGTAAACCTCAAAATTTTACTAAAGGAAAAATAAAATGGCATTAACATCACCAGGCGTAGAAGTAACGATCATTGACCAGAGTCAATATTTACCAGCCCCAGGCGGCACTGTTCCGCTTGTAATTTTCGCAACAGCACAGAATAAAGCAAATCCATCTGGTACAGGCGTTGCTGCCGGTACTACTGCAGCTAACGCAGGTAAACTATATCAAATTACAAGTCAAAAAGACTTGGCGGATTTCTATGGTGTGCCATTCTTCTATACAACAACTGCTGGAACACCAATCCAGGGTTATGAATTGAATGAATATGGACTATTAGCAGCTTACTCATTATTGGGTTCTACTAATCGTTGCTACACTTTACGTGCTGACATTGATTTATCAAGTTTAGTTGGTTCAGTTGGACGTCCTTCAGCAGCCCCAGATGACGGAGCATATTGGTTAGATACTACTAATTCTACTTGGGGTATCTTTGAGTGGAACGCTACTACTGGTAAATTTACAAACAAAACTCCTATAGTTATAACTGATGCTGCTACTTATATTAGTGGTGGCAGACCAGTTGCTAGTTTGGGTAATATTGGTGATTATGCGATAAACGCTACTATTGAATATCCAACTACAAATAATCAATATTTTTACAAAACTCCATCTAATATTTGGAGAACAATTGGTGGAACTTCATGGTCACAAGCATGGCCGACCGCGCAAGGAACTAATTCTAATCCTTCTTTAACAGCAGCTAATACATTTACTATTTCATTACTTGGATCAACTACAACAATTACTGTTCCCGCTGGCCCTAATAATACAGCAGCAGGAGTTGCCGCTGCTATTAATGCTAAGGGATGGACACACTTGACAGCTGGTGTAACATCAGGTAAATTATGTATATATTCATCACAGCCTAATCTATTAACTGCCGATGCTGACGCAATGATAACAATTGGTGCTGGAACTGGAACAGTGTTAGCTGATTTAGGAATAACTGCAGGTGATTATTATCAACCGGCAGTAGCCATTGGTACTTCTTCAGAAATGCCATTATGGAGTTCAAGTCAAACAATGCCTCACCCAACTGGCTCAGTATGGGTTAAAGTTGGCGCATCTGGATTAGGTGCTAATCCTGTAGTCTCTAAATATAGTGCAACTACCGGATCATGGAGAGCACTAAATGTTACATTGGCTCCAAATGATTGGAGTAATACTTCCATGTTAGATGCTACTGGTGGACAAGCTGTACCAGCTGGAACTATATACGGTCAATATTCAAATAGTACTGTTGCTGGTTATCCATTGGCAGTTATGTATTCTACATTTTTGTTTGAAAGAGCAGTAACTGGTCCTACTGTAGCAACTGGTACAACAACTGATTTTGCTATTAATTTAAATTATAGTTTATCTTCTGCGATTCTATATGTTCAAACAAGTATCCCAAATAGTGATACTTTATCAAGTACATATGAAGTTACTATCCCTGACAATTGCACACCAACACAGTTTGTAACAGCATGGTCAGCAGCTAACATCACTTATACAACTGCTTTAGTAACAACTGATGGTGCTGTACAATTGATACACACTGAGGGCGGCGAAATAGTGATGAATGACTTGATTCAAACTACCGGTGCGAATCACGGATTTTCAGCTGGCATACTAACTCAAGCAGGGTTTGTTGCTAATGAGACAACATACTGTAAGTATGGTGATGGTGTATATTCTTATTTTAATGCAGCAGCAAGCAGCACCTCTGGTACTGGTGTAAATGCTGTACTAAACATAGCAATTGAAAATGGTATCTATATACCGGATGGAGTAGCTACCCCTGGCACTGGTTATGTTGTAGGAAATACTATAACGGTTAACGGTGCTACTTTAGGAGGAAGTACTCCTGGTAATAACTTAATAGTAAGAGTAACTGCAATAGATGGCTCAGGTGGCGTAACTGGTTATGTTTTTGTTTCCGGCGGCCCAACTCTTACAAATTGGCTTGGTACACAAATCAGTAACTGGGTTCCACTAATGTTTACTGCTAATGAAGGTGCTCCAGTAGGAATGCCTGCTAATGGTCAAAACTGGTTCTGGAGTGTTGTCGATCAAGTTGACATCATGGTTCAATCAGGTGGTCAATGGAATGGATATGCTAATATTGGTTATGATACAAACGGCTTCCCATCACCGTCAGCTACACCTGGTCTAACAGATCCAAATGGTCCTATCATTGCTGCGTCTGAGCCAACTACGCAAAGTGATGGCACAACAGCATTAGCATATGGTGATTTGTGGATCAATACAAGTGATTTAGAAAACTATCCAGTATTAAATCGTTGGCAAAGTGTGTCTGGTGTGGATCAATGGGTATTGTTAGACAATGCTGACCAAACAAGTTCAAGTGGCGTAGTATTTGCTGATGCTCGTTGGGCAACAAATGGAGACACAAATCCAGTAAATGATCCTATACCAACAATCGTAAGTTTGTTGTCAAGTGATTATTTAGATTTAGACGCACCTACTGCGACACTATACCCAACAGGCATGTTGTTATTCAACACACGCCGTTCAGGTTATAATGTTAAGTCATATCAATCTAACTACTTCACAAGTACTAAGTATCCAGATGATTCATTACCAACAGTAACATCTACTTGGTTAAGTGAAAGTGGATTGAAATCAAATGGTAGTCCATATATGGGTCGTCAAGCACAACGTAACATGGTTGTTAAATCATTACGTTCAGTTGTTGACACTAACTATGACATTCGTGATGAAGATAACTTCTTCAACTTAATGGCTACTCCGGGTTATCCTGAACTACAACCTAACATGGTTGTATTGAATGCTGATCGCGGCGAAACAGGTTACATCATCGGTGACACACCAATGAGATTGCCAGCAGATGCTACAGCAATTCAAGCATGGGCAACTAATGCCGCAGGCGCAACTGCTACAGGCGAAGATGGATTGGTAACACGTAATACATACTTAGGATTGTTCTATCCAAGCGGTATCACAAGTGACCTAAGCGGTAACTTAGTTGCTGTTCCACCAAGTCACATGATGTTACGTACATTTATCAGAAATGATACTATTGCTTATCCTTGGTTAGCAGCAGCAGGCACACGTAGAGGTACTATTGACAATGCTACAAACATTGGTTATATTGACAACGCAACGGGTGAGTTTGTAACTACTAAAACACGTATTGGTATTCGTGATGTATTGTATATCAACTTTATCAACCCACTAGTATTCTTTACTGGTATTGGATTGTTGAATTACGGTAACAAGACAAGTTTCAATAGTTCTAGCGCATTAGATAGAGTTAACGTAGCACGATTAATTGCGTATGTACGTAGACAATTAACATTAGCAGCAAGACCATTCGTCTTTGAACCAAACGATGCGTTGACACGTAATCAAATCGCAGGCGTTATTCAAACATTGATGGTAGATTTAGTTGCTAAACGCGGTATCTATGACTACTTGGTAATTTGTGACGAAAGTAACAATACCCCAGCTAGAATAGACAGAAATGAACTTTGGGTTGATGTTGCGCTTGAACCAGTTAAGGCAGCTGAATTCATTTACGTCCCGGTTCGTGTTCTAAACACAGGTGAGATAGCATCATTATAATAAGCTAAGATAACCCCGAAAGGGGTTATCAGTTTATTTAAGATAAATAAGATTAACAGGAGAAACATAAAATGGCAACAGCCTCACAATCATTGTTCAACATGACAGTAGCATCTGATAATGCCGGCGGCAATCAGGGCTTACTAATGCCAAAACTACAATTTAGATTCAGAGTAAACTTTTTGAATTTCGGAACAGATACAAGTACAGTAGAATTAACTAAACAAGTTATTGATTGCTCACGTCCACAAGTACAATTCCAAGAAATTACATTACCAGTATACAACTCAACAATGTACTTGGCAGGTAAAGCGACATGGCAAACAATGTCAATCAACATTCGTGATGATGCTTCAAATAGTGTGTCTAAGTTGATTGGACAACAACTACAGAAGCAAATGGACTTTGTTGAGCAAGCAAGTGCTGCTACAGGACAGGACTATAAATTCCAAACAAACATTGATATTCTAGACGGCGGTAACGGCACAAGTGCTCCTATCGTATTAGAAACTTGGGAATGCTATGGTTGCTTCTTGCAAACAGCAAACTACAATACATTGAATTACGGTACTAATGAAGCAGTAACTATTTCATTGACATTGCGTTTTGATAATGCAATTCAACAACAGGGTGGTACTCTTGGTGCTGGTGTTGGTGCAACTGTCGGTAGAACAGTTGGATCAATTGCTACTGGTATCGGAAGTTCTATATAATTAGAACTCTAATTATATAAATCTAGCATGTCTGGATTTTTTCAAGATGTACTAAAAGGGGCTGCCGAAACATTTTTTGGCAACCCTTTCCTACGGGATTACACTCACGCTAGTAAGACATTTCGTACTAATGCATATCAAAATGCACCTAAGTTTAAATACTTATTTCATGTCTATTTTGATATCACTCCTGCTGCTGCTGCACCGGATTCAAATTATGGCTTACTAGTAAAAACTGTAAAACTTCCTAGCTTTACATTTGATGCTGCTCATTTGAATCAATATAATCGTAAACGTATAGTACAAACAAAAATAAAATATGAAACAGTTGACATTACATTCCATGATGATAACGGTACAGCTAGTGGATCTCCGCTAGCAGGTGGAAGTATACGAAATTTATGGAAAGCATATTATAATTATTATTATGCTGATGGCAATAAACCGCAAGTTCAATTTGCAGGCAATAGAGGTGCAAAGCCTGGCACACAGGTTAGTGGTGGAGGTGCATTAACGTCAGCAACAGAAGAAACTTATTATTTAAGAAATCAATATAAACCCTCTATCACAGGAAATGATGATTGGGGTTATGTAGGAGACACTATTGATCCTTCTGGTGCAAAAATACCCTTCTTTAAAAATATAACTATATTTGGTTTTAGTCAACATAACTTTGTAGCATATACATTAGTTAATCCCATAATAACAAGATTTAGCCATGATACATATGATTATGCTCAAGGCGCCGGCACTATGGAAATGCAAATGGGATTAGATTACGAAACAGTAGTTTATAATGAGGGAGCCCTATCAGGAAAAGCACCAGGTGATATTGTTACTGGGTTTGGTGATCCTGGTACCTATGATAGAACACCTAGCCCAATTATGCGCCCGGGCGCAAATCAAAATATATTAGGACAAGGCGGCTTAGTTGACGGATTGGCCGGTACTCTGAATTCTTTTAGTAATGGTAATTATTTAGATGCTCTTAGAACAGCAGGTACAACATATAATACATTTAAAAATGCTGACCTATCAAAAATTGCAAAAGCAGAAATTACTAATGCAGCAGTAAATTACATAGAACAAACACCCAATAGAAATCAATTATTTTCTACCCCAGTTGCAGGTGGATCTGGTGGTTCAAGATTTAGTGCGTTGGGATCTCTTGTTCCTAGTTTAGGAAAACCATCTCCTCAACAAGTAGGACCAAATCCTTATGCGGGTCAACAACTTCCTAATGGACCTACTGGTCCCGGCGGTAAATAAAGAAAACAATCATGGCACAAATTATAGATAATCGCACTAATTTAGACAAAACAGTTAGAATTTTTGATTCTTTCTATTCATTTAACACAGTAGTCAATTCAGATGAATATGATATAGTACATTCATACTTTGTATCAGTATGTGATACTAAAAATATTGCAGCTAATTTCACTGCGGTGTTTTTTAGAGTAGCACAGGAGACAGGTGTGCCGGTATTAAATTTGTTGGATCAAATCAGAGGTACTAAAAAAATAGAAATGAACCAAGTCCTTGCTTACTATCTGAATAGTTTTAAAAGTAAAACTTCATTGTACGGCATAGCTAATATACCGAGACCAAATCAACCAGTAGCACGTAACATCGTACAATAATTATGGCTAATTGGGCACAAGGCATATACACTCCTAAAAACCCACACAAATATGTAGGGAAACATAACCCCAAATATAGATCGGGTTGGGAATTAACTTTCATGACCTTTTGTGATACACACAAAAATGTAACTCATTGGGCCAGTGAATCAATGTCAATACCCTATCGTAGTCCACTTGACGGCAAGGTGCATAATTATATACCTGACTTCTTTGTTGTTTATCAAAACAAGTATGGAAAAGCAATTGCTGAAGTAGTAGAGATTAAACCCAAGAAACAAAGTTTAATAGAAAGTCGTGCAGCAAGCGCAAGAGATAGAGCAGTAGTTGCGGTTAATCATGCGAAGTGGGCTGCTGCTACAGCATATTGCAAAATGCAAGGTTTTGCTTTTAGAGTCATAACTGAGGATGATCTTTTTAGAAATGGTTCACGAAAGTAACTAAATACTTTTATGACAAAAAAGCTAGAGGAATTATTCGAACTACCCCAAAATGAAATAGACACTTTGGCTAAACCGACGCCAGAGAACGCACAAGAAATTACCACTGAAGCATTAGACAGTTTATCAAAAATAGAACAAGCATTACCACAAGTACGTGGATTAGAAGCTGCTGATGATGAGATGGATTCATTAGCTGAGATGGCCACAAGCAGCTACAAAGATTTAATTGACTTAGGAATGCAAGTTGATAGTAGATATGCTAGCGAGATATTCAATGTTGCTGGAACTATGCTAGGCCATGCTATTACAGCAAAAACTGCTAAACTAAATAAGAAGTTAAAGATGATTGATTTGCAACTAAAAAAAGCGCAATTGGATCAAAAAGCAGCATCAAAAGAAGAACAGATTGAAGCTACCCCATTGGGTGAAGGTAGGGCTCTTGACAGAAATGAACT